AACTGTCACGTAAGTAAACTACGTCACGGAATGTTTTGGGCAGGCGGAATACATTGTATGACATTGGATATTAAACGTAGTGGCCTAAAGCGTTGCGTAATCTAGTATCTAATTGATTAAAATATTCATCATCTGCAGTTAGTGGAATTACAACACGTAAACCTTTCCATTCGTAGTTCTGTATCCCTACATTTAAACCGTTTTCAAAAAACTTTTTTTGTGCTGACGATACATTACTTACAGGAAAAAATTTTAAGTTATAGTATAATCCATACGAGGTATAACTTTGAACAATGCTGTCTTCTACTAGTTGACTAAACATAAGATTACTTTTTGATTTTAAATACTCATAGTTTTCGAATATATTTTCTTTTTCGATAATATCTAAATATTTTAATGTGCTGTATATACCAGTTAAACTAAAACTATATGTAAACCCGTGACTCCAAAAATCATCCTTTACTGTATTAAAAATTTCTTTAGTCATTAAACACGAACTAAGAGGAAAGTAACCTCCGCTTAAACTTTTCCCCATTACGAATATATCAGGATCTACATTAAATCCTTTTAATTTTCCTAATTTTCCGGCACACATAGCAATATCATCGATAATTAACAAAATATCTTTTGCCTTACATAATAATTTAAGAGATTTCCAAAAATTATCACTGTATGGTGTTACACCTCCGAGCCAGCTACAACTTTCCATAACAACACAACTTATGTCATCTGCGCTCAGTGCATTTTGTAAATTATTAAGCAAAATATTTTCATTATCGTCTCTATATACACTTTCACAAAATTCGTTGCGTCCTAGAGTACGAGTCATAAAACTACCGCCACTTATACTAGAACTGAGATAAGTGCTACCATGATAGCTTTCTGTTACTCCGATAATCTTATTTTTTTGCATATTCCCGTTACACTGATGATATAATGCTGCTAACTTCACTGCGCCTTCAACTGCATCACTCCCTGACAAACTATAAAAACTATAATATCCGCCTGTCATATCGTATAACTTTTGTGAAAGTTCTAACACTGCATCAGTTGTGCTTAGATATTCTCCACTTACAAACGGTATTTCTTTTGAACGGTTGGATACATAATCAATAATATCAGTTCTATCAAATCCTAACATAAAACTACCACAACTACCAAGACTTGTATCTAAGAAGTCTTTTCCATCTTTAATATAACCAAACTTTGTATAGCTTGAAACAATATTATAGTCAGAATTATTGTTATTTTCTGTAAAGGGAAAAAATATTTTTGGGGTCATATATAATATCTCCAATGTATTTAACACTAAATACTGTTGATGAAAAAAAATGTTTATCTATTTCAACCAGAGATTTCTTCAGGAACACGACCCGAACATTACTTACCGTATAGTGTAGGATGTATTTGGGCATATTGTAATCAGTTTGAAGACATACAGAATAATTACGAATTAAAAGATGTAATATGGAAACGTGAACGACAAAAAGACGTATTGGATAGGATAGAAGATCCAGTAGTATGTGCTTTTAGTTGTTATGTATGGAATGAAAATTGGAATCTTACTTGTGCTAAAAGAATTAAAGAACGTTGGCCCGAATGTATCATTGTATTTGGTGGTCCAAGTGTAAACGAAGATTGGACAAAACACGAATATATCGATGTAGCAATGTTTGGTGAGGGAGAAGAAAAATGGGCAGAGTTGCTACATAAAATTTTAAACAACGAAGCTCTAGATAGATACTGGAACAATCCAAGACAAAAAGAAATTGAAGATTATCCTAGTCCATATGTTACTGGATTTTTTGATAAAATAATTGCTGACAATCCTGGCGTGTTTTGGTTTATGATGTTAGAAACAAATAGAGGATGTCCTTACCATTGTACGTTCTGCGGATGGGGTGCATCTTATTTAAATAAATTAAAAACGTTTGCCTTTGAAAGAGTACAAGCAGACATAGAATGGGCAATAACTCATAATATACATTGGATCTTTCCTATCGATGCAAACAGCGGTATATTACGAGAACGTGATGTAGAAATAGCACATCTGATACGTAAAGCAATATTAGATCCAAGAAGTAACATTCGACGTGTAACGTTTAACCATGCAAAAAATCTTAATCCGGCATGTTTTGAAATGGAAAAAATAATTCAAGAATGGACTTATGGATTAGAAGTTGCTATACAAAGTTTAAACGTTGATACACTAAAGGCTGTTAAAAGATTTAATATGGGTCTAAATAATATTGAAAGAACTTATGCCGAATGTAACAAACACGGAATACGGCATTATACTGAACTAGTTCTAGGATTACCCTATGAAACTAAAGATACATACATTAACGGTCTTATGAAACTTTTAGAGTTAGGGCAACATAACAGTGTAAAAACATATCTTGCAACTGTTATACCTAATAGCGAAATGGATGACCCTGCATATCAAGAAAAATACGGTATAAAACTTATACATCCTAAAGACCTATACAGACGTCCTGAAGAAAGGATTTGGGATGAAGAAGATGGTAGTGAAGAAGTAATTGCAATGGTTAGTGCTACTAATACAGCATCTTCACAAGACCTTGCAGATTGTTTAAGTTTTAGTTGGGTATTGACCCAATTTCATTATGCAGGATATAGTCAAATAATTGCACAATATCTTAACAACATTGCCGGTATTTCTTATAGAGAATTTTATGATTTTATGTACGAAGAAATAAAATCAGATGAATGGATCGGAGGTTTGCAAAAAGATGTAGAAGAAATAATGCTTGCATATCTAGTAGACGGAGAAATTCCTCCAGAGAGTAAATGGGGAAATATTGTAGCTCTTACATTACCAGAAAGTTATGGTACTCAGGAGTTCTTTGCTCATAAAGATTATGTAATTAATTTAGTAATTAAGATTGCAAATAAATTAATTCAGTTGCCTAAATGTATAGAAGATTTACAATATGCATTTATGAAGGACGAAAATAAAGAATATCCGTACCTTATAGATAGCACTGTTGATATTGATAGATGGATCGAAAGTGATTGTACATACGAAGTTAGAGATAGATCAAAAGTAAGCCATCAAACAGATCAAATGTATAAAAAGTTTTTACATAAGACCGATTTGTATAATACTACTAATCCTTATAAACATATAAGTACAAGTGACATTACTAAAGAACAAGAAAAATCATTACAACCAGTAAGTTTAATAGATAGTAAAGTAGAGGAAGGTAGTTTTCATTGACGCAATTCACAGAACAAGCCATTGATCAAATTTTTAAATACATTGGAAACAGAAAAATATTAGATCCTACAGTTTCACTATGTCATCATTGCCATAGTCATATTCCTGCCTATAGAATGGAAGAAGACGGAATGATTTATTTGGTTAAAAATTGTATTGAACACGGAATTCAACAATATATAATAGAAACTAGTGCAGAATTTTATTATGGTTTGAAAAAATCTATGGACGATCCTAGGTTTAATATGTCTGGAGGTTTGTTAATAGAAACAACAGATAGATGTAATTTAGATTGTCCCCATTGCTACCATTTACCTGATAACGATTCTGCAGATGTAAATAGACAAATATTGATAGACACAATTAAAACATTTCCTATAGACAAGCCAGGAGACGGTATACATAGAATCATATTAGCAGGAGCCGAACCTACTTTACGTCCAGACTTTCCACAACTATGTGCAGAAGTAAGTGAAATACACGAATCTCTATACCCAGCAGTAATGACTAATGGTATTCGATTTAATAATACAAGATGGCTTAAAGAATCAAAAGCAGCAGGATTAGTTTCTGTAAACGTAGGATTAAATCATCCTTCATATCATAATCACAAAGTAATTAGAAATAAACAAGAAACTGCAATTAACAATATTTTTGAGCAAGATTTAGATATGGGGTATATCAGTTATACAATGATAGAAATGAATGAATTATCTGATATCTTACAAGAAATTATCGATTCACCGTGGCATCCACATACTTTTAGAGTACGTTTAGGAAGTGAGATAGGTAGAAATGCAACGCAAAATGTTTATAGACTAAGCACATTATATTATGCTGCTAAGGAATGGTGCGAAAAAAACAATAAAAGTTTTGTCGATATAAATCCTGCAGATAACAATATCTATCATATGATGGTAAACATTGAAGGAAAAATAGTAAGGCTAATACAGTGGTGTGACGAAACTAACATAGATATGGAAGAATTACGCACAGGGCCTTGGAATTACTTTGTTCCGCATGACGGTATAACAAATTTCTTACATCAAATAATACGCAGGGATACTGCAACTAACAAAGGTTTAGAACTTCCGGACAAAGTTCCTACTAGATATAATTATAAACCGTATATAGAATACGATAAATCAAAACCTGATTTACTAAAACTGTACTAAACGTAATATAAATATTTTATGATGGAAAAAATAGTCATTTCTGGTTGCAGTGTAACTGCTGGCATAGAACTTTGGGAAGAAGAACATATTCCACAATATTCTAAATTATCAACACCCGAAAATCAAAAAATAAATTTTTCACACAAAAAAGGTAGTGTTGTATTTGACAAATTAAATATGTTTAACACTAAAAATATTAAACATAATGTATCTCGAGAAGAGATTGTTGCATATAACAAAAAGTTTGCATATCCGTCATTATTAAGTAAAAACTTACAAGTACCTGTCGATAACATTGCTGAGCAAGGAATTTCTAATAAAGAAATTGCTCTTCGAACGTTAAAATATTTTCCAAAAAATTATTATACAAATACTATAGCAATCATACAGATGACAACTCACAATCGATTAATGCTAACTTATTCTCAAACCGAAGCTGCAAGTATTGTTTTACAACCTACTCAACCTATTCATTTTTTAACTAGAGCGCAAAATAATATTTTGCAAGAATACTTTTTTGAGTTTTTTAGTGAATCACTGACTATGCAAGAAGACTATATGTCTATACTTTACACAATACATAAATTAAATTTAAAAAATATAATTTGTTATGTGTTGCCAATTTCATCATCTAAACTAAATCAACCACGTGACGAATATCATTATAAAGTTAACGACAATATTACAATAACACATACAGATAATTCTTTTGAGTTAACTCCAGTAGAAAATATGTTATTCGATGATATGAATCAATTTAAACTATTAGAGCAGTCTTTAGAAGAAGTTAGTAATTATTGTTATTTGCCGCATTATCATTTTTCACACAATGCTCATAAATTAATAAGCGAACGCATATCTGAAAGAATAAAATGTTTGCATTTTTAAAATCAATGTATTTAAGAATTAAATACAGAAAGAAAATTAAATCTCTTAAGAAAAGCACAAGATATATTTACAAATAGACTTGTTAAATTTAAAGGAATAAAGGTGTTTAACAATATTGCATACTTACCAATTGACATAGAAGTCAATTTACCTGACGAATCTGAAGTATTAAAACATTTTCACGCAATAGGAGCCATTGCAGATCACATGCCCTGTGCTAGTGGATTATGGCAAACTTATCCTATATTTGGAAGAATGCTAAGAGACGAGTGGAATGACGTAGATATATACCAACATCATAAAAAGCATTCAAGTGTATTAATGGATAGCGTTGGACAATACTATGATAACTTTGATACTAAATTTCCGCAAATTGCTTCCGTTATAGATCAATTGCCGTATAAACAATTAAGTTTAGTAATGGCATTAGAACAAACAAGTGATGTACCAATCCATAAAGATAGAGAAGATTTTGAAATAGTCGACGATGATACAAAATTATTAGACCCAAAGCGCTATAATATATTACTTACAAAACACGAATACAAAAGTTTTTTTCTTTCTGAAACTGATAATGGTGATAGAATTTATCCTAAAATAGATAAAAGTAATCCTGTGTTTTGTTTGTCACACGACAAATACTATCACGGTGCTACAATGGCCGGGCCAGGAAAAGTCATGGTAGCAATCGGCGGAATAATTGATGTGGAAAAACACAATGCGCTATTGGAAAAAAGTTTTAACAAGTTTGAAGATCAATCCATTATTTTTTGACCGATAAGCATAAATCTTTTATACTTTTCAGTTTGCAACTCTGCTTTCCATGTAACATTAATCTTACTCATCTCTACAAAGTCTTCTAAGTCAGTAGCACATCTTATATGCTCATCTAACTCGAAATAGTCGTTACTCTGTAATACTATCATAGCTTGTTCTGGTATGTTACTTAGCCAAGTTTCGTATTGCTGTTGAGTGATATGTTCACAACTTGTGTTGATTACTAAATGTGCATCGTACTTGTAGTTGCACATGTCAGCTGTTACTGCTTTGAATTTGCCTTCCATTTCATAACGCTTATTTACAGTGTTTGCAATTTCTTCGCAAGTAGGATCTATATCAACGCTAGTAATACTTTTAATATCTGGCCGAACATTGAAAAGAATACTTGCTAACACTCCGTTCCACCCTCCGAATATTACTATATCTTTTAAACCTATATACCAATTGTTTAGCTGATCGCTAAGCCAAACTTTACTTCGAACTTGTCCTTTCCAAAAACTTTCAAGTGTGCGATATCTATCTTCGCTGTTACGGATTGCATCCATCCAAAACAAGACATCTTCTATTTCAACTTTCATATTTTTACCTTAGGAATTTTTGAGTCAGCACTGCTTACACAAGTATCAGTGACACATTTAGATGGTGCCTTAAACAGCGTAAAACCGTCTTGTAGTGTGCCTAACGGTTCTTCACTACAACTATAACTCCGCTTTACTTCATTACCTCGTATAACGCATCCTTGATATCCTGCATTACAAGTCCATCCTTTAAACTTATTAAAACCAAAGGCGTTAAACCGCTCGGCTTGATCAACATTATATATGTTGCCTGCATCATCTTGTAATTCTACTTGGTATAAAGGAATTATTTTTTTATATCTGTCTGGGATTCTTTGGGGGAATCCTGTTTGCATCTGTCCAAGTTGGCTTGGTGTATATCCATGTACCACGAAGGAGGCAGTGGGGTCGGATTGAGGTTTGAGAGTGACATTAATACCTCTGGCGGCAAATCGTTCACAGCGTTCGTAAAGCGTGTCGAACATCTCTGGAACCATGACTTGATTGATTGTAACAAATACTTCATTTTCAGCTAATAAGAGACACTTATCTCCAAACTCCTGTTCATTAGCAAACTCAGCGTGGTAACTCGCCGTGATGCTTTTTCTTTGCAGTGTGTCTGTGTTAAGTATCCACTTGTTCCACCATTTCACTCCTGGTGATAGATTTGTGGTCATATGAATACTTTGGTATTCGGGTGCTGTATCCCTACAGTAATGATCTATGATCTCCCCAAAGTATTTATACGCTGTAGGCTCGCCTCCACTGAACGAAAAATGAAAATCTGTAAAACCGTTGTCTCTTGCCTGTGCCTTGATACTATCTAGTGTGTGTAAGTACAATTCTAGATCTTGATGGTCAGGGGTACTAGATCTAGCGTATGGCCAGCAATAACTGCATGAATAATTACAAAATCTAGCCAGTATCCAAGAAACTGTAAAAAGATGGCTCTTTAGGAGTGTCTTCTGTCCAAATTGGGTAATTTTATCCCAGGGTATTGTTTGAAAATTGTTCATGCAACCAATCGAAATCATTTATTCTACGCAAATCTTGCGGTGATTGTGCGTATTTTTCTCCGTATTCTCTTCCCTCTTCGGCGCCACGCTTTGCTTCATCTCTATAAAGCGCATCCGATATCGGATGTAGCCACGCTTCTAATCGTTCTTCAGTTTCATTATTAAGTTGGCCTTGTATAGACTTACTTGATAATTTTGCACATTCTCTAAATGCGCTTTTCCAAGTATTAAACGGATCTGTGTTAAATGCAGTAACGTTGCTTATTTCACTCATTACTCGAAAATTGTCACTAATACTTGTAGTCATATCTGCTTTACTAGTATCCATTTTAATTGTCATACGCCGAGGAAAAAGTTTTACACCACCGTATCCATATTCCAAACCATTTACAGGATTCTTACTGCGCCAAACATGTACATGATCTAACTGATGATCTGGAACTTCATAATCAAAATTAAAGGAATCTAAAATTTGTGCATCACCGTCAACAATCCAAAACATTTTAGTAAAACATTTCTTTGCAGCGGCAATATGTGCTTGATGTATTCCTTTTACTCCGTCAACAGGCTTAGTCATAGGAAATCGTTCTTTTAGTGCAGCATAATTTTCAGCAGCATTCGGTTCTTTATAACTTATAAAAACAATGTCATACATCAAATATCCAGTCAGCTTTATCGTCTACCCATACATCATAATGAGGTTTTTGCATCCACAAGTTGTGATATTTAACTCCCCACGAAAACAATTGTTCTTTAGTTAACGCTGTCCAGTCTATACCTGAATTAGCTCCTCGAGCTGTCCAATATACTATTATATGTCCGTCCATATATAGTTCGTTAATTTTAGTTATATGTTCATAGTTAGGTTTTGAGTTATGGTAATCACTATTTTCAGTATAGCATATTGTTCCGTCAATGTCAACTACATATTTCATTTTTGACTATCCCCTTTGCCAACTCTATAATTATCTTCAACACTATCGGGTGTACTAACTTCTACTAGTGTGCCTGCTTCTAAACAAATTATTTGATGCGGTAGTAATGGAGGATTATGCCAAGAGTCTCCTACACGTAATTCATGTACCTCTATATCAGCTGTTTTAGTATCAATTATACGGACTTCAAAATGTCCTGATAGCACATGCCAAGTTTCGTCTTTTTCTCTATGAAAGTGCATACTGAATTTTGCACCCGTATTAAAATTTAACAATTTACCGCAATATAAGTCGTTAGTAGCAAATATTAATTCACTACCCCAACCCTTTTCTACATGTCCTTTTAGTCTCTGCATATTTCTTCCAATCTCGGGGCATATACGCCTCTATGTTGTACAGAAATTTGGCTAGACTTTATTGCAAATTCTATTGCCGTTTCTTTATTATCAGTTAACATATAATATGTAACAAATGCTGCAAAGAAACTATCTCCTGCGCCAGTTACATCGGCTATTTCTATTGGTTCTACATGATGAGTAGATGTTGTTTTACCATTTTCTATAACAAGCACATCTTTATCAGCTCGAGTTACAACTAAACTTTCTGCTTCCGATGTAGCATCATTATATTCATGTTCATTTATTTTTACTATGCAATTTCTAAATCTTGCAAGATCAGGTTTCTTAGTATCAATAAATATCGGAACAGTTGCATTATTAGTTATTTCTTCTATTAAATCATAAGGAACTAACCCTTTGTCATAATCTGGTATTACTATACAATCATATACACCAGCATACGACAACTTTACTTCTTGACTCTTAACCTTTTCATCAACTCTATAAACTTGCCTATAGGATCCTTTTTCAATATACCTATGCTTATTTTCTACAACATAAGTTTGCAAATTAATATTTTTTACGCCCAGCGCTTTAAAGTTTTCTGCAACATTATAACTCATGCCGTATGCACTTTCAGTATACATAAGATCAAAAATAGGCACAGGTGCTTCTTGGCTTATACGAGTTACTTTGCCGTAATGATTTAGATCACAACAACCGTCACCTATTATTAATATATTCAATGATCTTTGTTGAAGAATATCTTGCATCTCTTTCAAAGAAAAACAATTCTTTTGCATATTCGCTTCCTATAACTCTTTTATTTACATAGTCTGATCCAACTATCATTAAATCTGGACCATATTCTTTTACAGTAGTCGTAAGCTCGTCGTCTGTTCCAAACAAACTAACTTCGTCAATAAATTTAATACATTCTAGCATACGCCTACGTATATCTTGATTGTTGATAGGTCTATCAAAACCTTTATTTGCTTTTATTCGTTCGTCAGTATCTATTGCTACTTTTAAATAGTCGCCTTGAGATTTTGCATATTCAAATAACGCCATGTGTCCTGGGTGCAATATATCAAAAGTTCCGTTTACAAATATCTTCACGATAAAATCCATATTTTTTTGTTAGTAAAGACCAGCTACTTGATTGATCTGCCATGGAGTTATTAAGTATTGTTGATGTCTTTTTATATAAATCAACACTCTTATCTCCATAAAATTGTCCAAAGTGTTTTTCAAAATATTTAAAATGTACTGTCGGAGACGGGTGGCCATCCGTTTCGCCTGTAATAAACGTTCTAGTCGAAGGCTCATTTGTTGTTATCCAAAAATCGTCAATACTTTCTTTAATATCTAAAAATGATTGTAATTTATTAAATTGTTCTAATCTACCTTTGTGAGTATTAAATTTATTATTATCAAAGTAAATTGCAGGATATATTTTATACGGTACTTTGCATACATCTAAAAATATTTTTATAGTTTCTATTGCACTAACACTACGCCATAATGCAAATGACCAGTTATCTATTAAGTTAGCATAACATTTACTAGACTCTGGATGATTAGTACTAGGATTAGGAAATATATCTCCAGTTCTCGTTAGTTTGAAGTTATTTTTAGATTCTTCTATTAAAGATTCTCTCCCTATACCTGTCACTCCAATAATTATATAATCATCTTTAGTAAAATTAAATTTTTTGTGTGCTAGGATTACTTCTTTCTGTATTAAAGAATTTGAATTTCCGCCTTGGCCGCAATTATAGTACTCGTCAAAGTTTACTCCAACGAAATCAGCAACAGTGGGCCAATTCCATCCGGTATAACTGCATCCAAAAGCAAAACAACGTTTCATTAGTAAAGATTAGGGTATTCTAACATTAGATGCATACCGCCCTTCTCGTATGCGTTTTTGTATACATCAAATATCTGTTCGCTAGATGTAAATTCATAAAATGTTGTGTTTGGACACAACGACTTAAATTGTTCAAAATAATTACCCTTATGTTGATGTCCGGGATCTAATGGCTCATCGGCGCCCTTGCCTACTCTAATAATAACTGTAGCTGTGCTTCCTGTCATTAGTTCATACTTATCTATATGATTAACAAGTTGATTTGTTGCACTTATTAAGAAGTCCCATCTAGGATAAATGGTAACTACTTTCATTCCGGTCATTGCCATACCTAAACTTATCCCCATTTGAACTTCTTCCATTACTGGGGTTTCTATCATTTTATCTTTGCTGACATTATCGAGCGTAGCACTCATTGGGTTACCAGGAAAAACAATTTGTTGTCCAATAAACTTTGTATCATCTTTATTGCCTAAAAAGGTCATTGCCTTTGTTAGTTCTTCTTTATAACTCATTTTGATAAATTCCTTGTTGTATGTCAATATGTAGTAACGGCGAAAACGACGGTAAATTAGTAAACGGCTGTAACAAATTTCTGTCTTCTATGGTTTTAATAATGTTTTCAGCCATTACATGATGGCACAACATCGATGGATGATCATCTAAGGGCGGTTGACTAAAATAGTCATAATCAGATCGTATTGTTAATT